TCTAAAATGAACCCCGGCTTCATGGCAATGATGGCTAAGAAAAAAGGCGCTCCTGCTAAAAAGATGGCTGGTGGCGGCATGTCTAGTATGGGCTCGGTTCGCACCGCAGCGCCTAGCAAAGACGGTCTTTCTAGTGTCAAGACCAAAGGCAAGATGGTCAAAATGTCCGGCAGCAAGCCTCTGGGCATGAAGTCTGGCGGCAAGACCTGCTGATATGAGACCGAGTCGCGGGATGGGAGCGATCCTCCCGTCCAAAATGCCCGGTGGGGTCAAGAAAGCTCGCAGGGACGACACCGACTTCACGCAGTACGCTGAAGGCGGCAAGGTCAACGCGGCTGGCAATTACACCAAGCCCGAGCTGCGCAAGCGCATCTTGTCGCAGGTCAAGGCATCAGCCACGCAGGGCACTGGCGCAGGGCAGTGGAGCGCGAGAAAAGCACAGCTTGTGGCCAAGAAGTACAAAGCAGCCGGAGGAGGCTATCGTGACTGAAAAAGAAACTGCGCGAGAGAAGATGTTGCAGAAGCAAAAGGCGATAGAAGCCGAGGGCTTGGGCATCGCGGACCTCACTAAACGCGGGAGCACAAGGTTCAGCCCTGGACGCGCACTACACAAAGCGCTTACAGGTGCCTCAGATTTTGGTACAGAGGTAAGTCCTGCTGCGGAGCGTGCGCGACAAGAAGCACGTTTGAAAAAATCCCCCGACTACCCTATGAGCAGTCGTCACAAAGACGACGATGAAGACATCTTGAAAGCGGGGCGTGAAGCGGCTAAACAGGAGCAACGGGAGGCCGCTCGCGGGATGAAAAAAGGCGGTACAGTTGCATCCAAACGCGCCGACGGCATCGCCCAGCGTGGTAAAACTCGTGGTCAAATGAAGTGAAAACCCCGCAGAAATCGCTCAAGGACTGGGGGGACCAGAAATGGCGCACCAAGTCTGGCAAACCGTCGAGTAAGACGGGGGAGCGGTATCTGCCCGAGGCAGCGATCAAGTCTTTGAGCCCTGCGGAGTACGCAGCCACCACAAAGGCCAAGCGGGCTGGGAAGGCCGCAGGCAAGCAGTTCGTGAAACAGCCCCCCAAAGTGGCCGCAAAAACGGCGAGGTACAGATAATGGCAAACGGTGCAGGCACCCCAGCGGCAACACCCAATCCTTTTGGGCCGCAACAGCAACCCCCATCAACTCCTATGGGCGGCGGCGCTTCGCCGTTGAACACTGGCGGCGGCATGGGCGGTCAGAATCAGACCTTCGGCACTATGGGCGGCTTCGGCGGCAACCTTGGGACTGCCGGGACTATGGGCGGGCAGCAGAACAACGTCCCCCAGTTTGCGCAGAACTACTTGCAGCAGCAACAAATGGGGCAGCAACAGCAGCCAAATATAGCTAGTATTTTTGGTAATTTGACGCAACAGCAGCAGTCGCCATCCCCGTTTAACCAAAGCCTGCCTTCCAGTACGACTCAAGCGCCACAAGGATACGATTCCTACGGCTTTGATAAAAATGTTGTGGACTACTTAAACAAGCAACGGCAGAAATCCGCACTCGATGCGGGTGTTGCTTATCAGTACGACCCCCAGACGCAGATGTTTACGGGTTCGACTATGGGGGGTCAAGTCCGCAAATCATTGGCTGACATACAGCGGGAAGCAAGCGGGGCGCAGCAGTATCAGCAGCCATACAGCCCGCGAATGTCAATGGACATGCCGCAGGGGCTTCAGCCGTTGCAGGGCCAGTTTTCGTACCCCGGTCTGCAGGAACCACCCCCCGGAATGATGGCCCCCCGGCAAGCACCACAGCAACAGCCAGACATGTCCACCGCTATTGGTCAGCTCAAAGGCGGCGATCAGTTTGCCGCACAGAACACGATGCGGCAGCTCGTTGGCCTACCACCGCTGCAGGCCCCTGCCTACAACGCGAACCCCACAATGTCTGACGTTCAAAAACTGATGCAGTCCGGCGACAAAGCCAGTGCGCAAGAAATGATGCAGCGGATGGTGGGCTTGCCAACGAGCAGACCCGCACCTGCGATCCAGGCCCCACCCCAGCAGCAACCGTTGGGGATTCAGAGTTTGATGCAAGCTCGCCCTCCCCGTAGGCGTTTTGGACGAATGTAAAACATATGGCCACCACATCTGGAGCAGCCGGTTTCAACCTCGATCTGACTGAGATCGTCGAGGAGGCGTTTGAGCGCGTGGGCTCAGAGATGCGCACGGGGTATGACCTGCGCACGGCCCGCCGGTCCATGAACCTGCTGTTTGCCGACTGGGCCAACCGTGGCGTCAACATGTGGACCTTCGAGCAGGGCACGATCCCGCTGGTCCAAGGCATAAACACGTACGCGCTGCCCAACGACACGGTGGACCTGCTCGATCACGTGATCCGCACCCAGCCCAACCAGCAGTCCAACCAAGCTGACCTGACCATCACGCGTATCAGTGTTTCTACCTACGCCACGATCCCCAACAAGCTGACGCAAGCCCGCCCAATCCAGCTCTGGGTGCAGCGGTTGGATGGCCAAGTGTCCCCCACGGGCTACACCTACCAGAGCGCGGACACCGGAGCGCAGACCCTGACGCTTTCGTCCACGGCAAACCTGCCCACGCTGGGCTTTTTGAACATCGGCACTGAGACCATCTACTACGGCTGGATCAACAGCGCAACGCAGCTTGGCGGGGTGTTTCGTGCACAGAACGGCACCAGCCAGACCACCCCCGCCGTGGGCACGGCGGTGTACCTCAACAACACGCCACGGATCACCGTGTGGCCAACGCCAGATCAAGGCACTGTGGGCAACCCCACATACCAGTTTGTGTACTGGCGTATGCGCCGTGTGCAGGACGCAGGAGGCGGCGTCAACGTCATGGATGTGCCGTTCCGGTTTATCCCCTGCATGGTGGCAGGGCTGTCCTACTACATGGCGCTCAAGGTGCCAGGGGCGATGGAGCGGTTGCCGATCCTCAAACAGCAGTATGACGAGGCTTGGGACTTGGCCTCGCAGGAAGACCATGAGAAGGCAGCAGTGCGGTTTGTGCCGCGCAGACAGTACATCGCCGGGGGGTTCTAATGCCCAATCGTTTTTCGTCTGGCAAGTTTGCGATTGCGCAGTGTGATCGCTGCGGCTTTCGTTTCAAGCTCAAGGAGCTGAAGACTTACACGCTCAAGACCAAGAACGTGAACATGCTGGTGTGCACCATTTGCTGGGACCCCGACCATCCGCAGTTGCAGCTTGGCATGTACCCGGTTGAAGACCCACAGGCTGTTCGCAACCCAAGGCCCGACACGACGTATCAACTGGGCGGCACCAGCGGGCTGCAGATTGCCCCGAACAGCGGCACAGACCCGGACGAGGACGGCACGGCCACGGGCGGTAGCCGGGTGTTTCAGTGGGGGTGGAACCCAGTGGGGGGATCGAGCTTCTTTGACGCAGCGCTCACCCCAAATAATTTGGTTTTGACCGTGAACCTTGGTACAGTAACAATTGCAACGACATAAGGAGTCGATCATGGATAAAATGGATTTGATGCAGGACAAGAAAACTGCGGCAAAGGCTGTGCACAAGCACGAGAAAGCACTGCACCCCGGCAAGCCCCTGACCAAAATGAAGGCTGGCGGCAAAACCAACAGCGACATGCTGAAGATGGGTCGCAATCTGGCCAAAGTGGCAAATCAGAAGTCGCCCGGTCGCAAAGGAGCTTGATATGGCCACGTACAAACAACCAACAAAGGTAGCGTCGGTTGTGGTGGGAGAAGAGCCCGCCAAGACAACCATGCGCAAGGCCAATGTGGCTGTGGCTAACACCCGCAGTCAAGACTACCCGCCCATGAAAACCAGCGGCATCAAAATCCGTGGCACGGGTTGTGCAACTAAAGGCGTGATGGCCAGAGGCCCGATGGCATGAACTACGCCGCGTTGTCTGCTGCGATTCAGGATTACACCCAGAACTACGAGCAAGAGTTCGTGGCGAATATCCCTGTCTTCGTCAAACAGGCGGAGCAGCGCATCTACAACACGGTCCAATTCCCGTCACTGCGTAAAAACGTGACGGGCAATCTCACGCCCAATAACAAGTATCTGTCGTGCCCGGATGACTTTTTGTCGGT